TGAATCCACAAGTGTAAATGGGTTTGCGGTTTAAATTAACTTAGGTTTTTTTGAACTCGAGTACACAAGCGGGATATCAATAAACCTGTAGTACCGAGGATAACTTCGTAGGGAAATGGATTATTGACGGGGCGATGTGGGTCGTCTCGTTGAGGTGGGAACACCAATAAGAATAACCCGTAGGGATTTTGTAAAAAATGGTATTATCCGATATCATTATTACGAGTTCCAATATAATAGGGTACTTAAAACCGAAGGGGTAAAACCTGAAAGGTAAGATAGAGAACGAGTGGTGTCGCTACTATCCTTAAAGAAGACTTACCAAAGTCTCTTTTCGAAGTAATCTTGAAATATGGAAGTGGGGACACTTCAAGGAGTAGTTTGATATTTCGTAATTCAAAAGATTACGAAGTCGGTGACGGACCACTACTTCTATCATCCACAACACCTAACTTTGAACTACAATGTTGATGTAAAACTCAAAATTTTAATAGAAGCGAAAGTGTCCGTCAGGTGTTAGTGAAAGGTGACTACATAGTAATGAGCCGTTCATTGCCTCTGATAACCGCAAGTTTGACGAGATTTTTATGAAACACCTCTATTCCCGCAAGGAATAACTGGGGAGGCATCCTCGGAGAGAGTCGAGTAATAAAAGAGTAACTAATACCTCAAGAAGTGGTTGGTCTAACCAACCGTCACTGGAAATTACCATTCAAAAGATGGTGGATACATGGGGAACCAAATAATCCCATAAAAGATTTCCAATTAAAACGTATAATCTCAGCGTAAGCCAAATAGTGGGGGAGTGAAACGGAATAATCATTCTGGGCTCATAACCCAAGAGATAACAGGTTCGACTCCTGTCCCCGCAACTAGTGAACCGTTTATGGTGGAATCGGATAAAGCCACCTAAATTTTCGGTAAATAAAAAGAAAAAAATAAGGTGTTCGGGGGAGATTTGTTTATTTTTTACGTTCTTTTTATTAGTTTCACACCCCTATCCGTGAAAACAAAAAAAAGTAACAACCTTTTAAATGGTGTGAGTCGATATGATAACCACACCTTTCGTTTGGGGTTTAGCAAAACGAAAAAAAAACAGGCTTAGTCACCTGTTTAACATACCCGTCTCGTGGTCGGACGAATCGAGAGTAATGTCTCACTAACATTACACTTGGGTTTATTGGAAACCCATCCACCAAAACCAATAGCCTTAAAGGGTTGTCACTTCGGTGATGACCCTTTTTTCGTTTATGTTATATTTATAACATATGAAACTACAAGAGACCATAAGAAGAATATTGATGGAAGAAACCAAAGAACATAAAGTTAAATCTTTTATGTATTCTAAGTTTGATAAAGTATTTGATGGATTAAATTTAGATGTTGAATACGGTGATAAGAATTACGTATATGGTAAATGGTATAACCAAGAGGATAAAGTCGTATTCCATAGAAATGATTGGGGTGTGTTATGGGTATCAGAGTGCGGTCCTTATAGGAAACTTAGGGCTTATTCAAAATCGATATCATTAAATCTGGACGAATTTAATAATTTATTAATAGAATATCTTAATGATAAATATTCGGAGAAATTTAAAGGTAAATCATTCAAAAATGTTGGTGATGAATACCATTGCTTAAAGAATGACTATTTGGGGGAAAGTGAAGAAACGTCTGAAATGAAAGAAGGGGAACTAACGGAGAAATGTTGGGCGGGATATACCCAAAAGGGGATGAAGACAATGTTCGGTAAGAGATACCCTAACTGTGTAAAGAAAACAAAGTAATGAATCTACAAGAAAATATATCAAGGATTAAGGAAATGATGGGGATTAATGAATCTTCCTTTCTACGTAGAAGGGTTGATGTTAATTTGTTAGATAATGAATTCATTCGATACTTAAACCACATAACCAATTTTTTTTTAATAAAACGTGATAATGGTGAGGAAATAGAATTTTATGATTTTAAAAGACGTATAATTGATGGTCTTATGGACAATTTTCACGATGAATTATCTAATTGGGGTCTAGACGAATTTCAGTATGATGAGATATATGATTTCTTATTAGAAAGATATTTACCTAAAATTGAATCAAGATATAACTCGTTAATTAGACTTTAAACAAAAAAACCCCACCCTCCGAAGAGAATGAGGTTTAGAGGTGGAGATATCCCCCTTTTTTCATTTCCATTTATCGGCAATTACCTTACAAAAATCAATCATTTCACTATGTGACATATTTCCTTTAGCAAAATTAGCGGTAGCACTAATGAATTGAATATTCCCTTTAATATAACCTAAAGATGAATCAATCCTATCTAAAGATGCTTTATACAACATACTGTGATTTTTAGCATTTTTCGGGTGAATGAGACTTAATCCTGTATATGGACAAACCCCATTTTGTTTTTCCCAAACTTCCAACAAATCATCTAAAGTTATATTAACTTCTTTATCTCTTAATTTAAGTCTTCTAAAATGTTCTCTTAATCCCGTGTACTTATCTTTACGGTTATTTGAAATTAGGACTTTAGGGTTTCCTGAAGGGTTTGTTACTCGACCTGTTCTGACACAGGTTAAAGAACAATAATGACCTTTACCTAATTTATTGTTGCGTCTTATTTCACTACCATCTTTTTTAAAGGTATTACCACAACAATCACATTTAACATCTTCCTGTGGTCTCTGATATTTGGTCTTTTCTTTCATATAAATAAATATATGTCTTAACAGAAAAAACCAAATATCTCCACAATTTTATTAACTACTTAGCCAGCATTACCTGTTTCCGATTATTACCGCGCGGAGGTGAGTTAATGTTAATAACCTGGAGATAGAGGGAGTCGAACCCTCGTGTTGATCATATTGATTATTAAGTTCTACATACATAGGACATTGGTTTTCTAACCAATCCGAAACTTCACAATTCCCTTATTTTTAAAGTGGTTCGGTTTACTGAGAACTAATCCTCCACTTGTTTCTTTTCAGGTAGAAACCACACCCTTTGCAAGTACTTCTGTTCCTAGGTTTAACGTACGCCGACCCGATGTAGATTTGCCTTAGGCTACTGCTACGGTTTCAGAAGTGCGAACAAGTCCCACAGCTGAAAGTTTGTTGATTACGTTGCCGTATATCGTTTTAAGTCAGTTTTACAAGGTTAACTCAGCCTCGGTATGCCCTTAATATCCAACTATGCCAGTCGATACCAAATTTATCCCCAATATTTTAAAGAACTTGTTTTCTTTTACAAATATACGAATGTTTTGGTAAAAACCAAAAAAAACAAATATTTATTTATAAAAAATTTATGACCGAAGAAGAATTAGATGAAGGTAGAGAAGTCATTTTTGAAAATGATGATTATTTGTTGTTAGAAGTTTTAACAGCTTCAGTTGCGAAATACTACGGAGGTGAAGATTTTTTAAGAAATTGGGCTAGAAAATATAGTAACGGAAATTTATATTTTTTAATTGATAAGACAGATCGTGGTGATACCACATGGGTATTTATTTGGCAGAGACATATTGAGATTGAGACGCTTGATAATGAGGTGTTGTCATTTTATGACTTCATACAAAGATATCCTTTCGCTGAAAAGTTTTTTATGGATAACGGATTAGTGGATCCTTTTAGTATTGGAACTTATTTTGCGTTAAAAACCATAATGAAAGGTATTCCGCCACCAACAGAATGGACGATGGAAAATTTAGATGATTTGATATACAAATTCAAATATGTTAAAGGTAATCCAAAAAATTCTATTGTTACCTTAAGATTTGACAAGGATGAGGATTATTTTAAAACTTTCGACATTAGCGAAGATTCAATATGGATTATTAATGTTCTTTTAAACTCTTACAGCGGCGGTTTTGATTTTGTTGATTCATCCGATGATTACCAATGGACGGAAGGTAATCTATTTTACTATCTAAACGACGAAAATAAAGATAAAATAAATCAAATTTTAAAACTGTTATCACCATCACTGCAAATATCTGATGACGATGATAATAACAAAAAAATAGTTTCTGTTTTAGATCAATATTTCCCTGATATTGGTGAAAGTATGAACTCAGAATGGGTAGATTATGAGAATCAGGCTAGAAATGAAAAGGCTAGGAAAGATCTTGAAGATGATTTTTGTGAGATATATGAACCATTTAACATTTTTAAAAAATCAGGTTGTTATTGGGAGTACGTAACACCTGTTTGGAATTTAGTTAGATTATATGAAAAAACTAAATCCGAGACTATGGATATCTATGGTTTAATATCTGAAATTGGACACAACACGTTAAATGTCGGTGATTTTTATGATTCGATTTACGAAATTTATGCGGATGATTTTGATAGTGAAGGTTATAATAGAAGTGTTGCCAATGCGATCGATAACGCATATGACTCCATCGATGATGTCGATTTTGAAGAATTTTTTAATGTTTATAATGAAATCATTAAAAAATTTAGATTTGATAGATGGTATGATTTTCCGTCGGGTATTGGTGGTCAATTTTTGATTTATAAAGTAGACCCTGAGACCGCAAAATTGCAAGTTAGGATTTATGGAGTTAAAGACTTACCGAACGGTGACCGAATGATTAGTTTGGAAGACTTTTACAATCTGATTTACAATTACTCATTATTTTAATTTTTATCAACTTAAAAGTATTTATATTAAAAATTATTATGAAAAATTTATTTAACGATATTGACTCTTCAGAAAAAAGTAGAATCTTGGAGATGCATAAGAAACAAGGATATGGTACAATCGTTCTAGAATCACCAATGGATTCGATGTTCTATCAAGGTGATGACTATGTAAAAGATATGGGTAAAAATATGTTTTCGCAAGATGACAACGATGAAGGTAAGAGAGAAAATTTTGACTACAAAACTTTCAAGACAGAGGTAAGTATTATGGCTCCCGGATCATCAATATCTTTAGATAAAGATAATAACGTTATTAACGTAAATGTGAAAAAATCAAAATGGTATAGTAAAAAAAATCTAAAAAGGTTATTAAAAAATTACTCGGATTTTTTAGAACAAATACCATCTGACGTTAATTGGTTATCCAAAGATAATGATGTAGAAAATATGAAATTTAGAATCAAATTAAAAAATTAAATTTTTTATATCAAAACTTTTTCATATCTTTGGCATATGGAAAGAAACTATCAATTATTAAAAGACGTGCTATCCGTACCTTCTAAAACATATAAAGAAGAAAAGATGGTCCAATTTATTGTGGATTGGTTAAATAAAAACGAAATTGAATGCGTTGTCGATGAGTATATGAATGTATATGCGACAAAGACTACGGGTCCATTACCCGAAGATTTTATGTACCCCTGTGTTGTATCTCATACAGACACCGTTCACAATTTAGATTCAATCAACGTAGTCGAGGAACAACTCAAAAACGCCCAAGGTGAGGTTAAATTATCGTTAAAGGCTTATAATGATAAAGGAAAACCAACAGGTATTGGTGGTGATGATAAGTGCGGAGTCTACGCATGTTTAGAACTACTTAAAGAACTACCAAACTTAAAAGCGGCTTTCTTTGTTTCCGAAGAAACTGGATGTCACGGTTCTCGTAAAGCTGATAAATCATTTTTTGCTAATGTTGGATACGCGATTCAGTTTGACGCTCCTGAGAATTGGATGATAACCGAAAGATGTTGGGGAACCACCCTATTTGATAGGTCTTCAGAATTTTTCAAGCACTGTAATGATGTGTTGGTGGAATCATTCCCATCTAAAATGAAATACTTCTCACATCCATACACAGACGTATATGCTCTTAAGGAGTCGTTTGATTTTTCTTGTATCAATATCTCAATCGGATACTACCAATATCACACCGCAAATGAATATGTTGTGGTTGATGATGTTTATAACGGAATTAATGTTGGTAAACAAATGATTGAAAAGTTGGGGTATAGAAAACATATGTTTAAGAAAGTAATACCCGATATTACTTATCCATTATTTTAAAAAAAGGAGGTCATTCGACCTCCTTTTTTGTTTTACCCTTCTTTGGTTTTTTTTCTTCTGTTATTTTGATAACGTCATCTTCTGCCGTTACAGAGTAAAGTATCTCTGTCTTAATATCTCCTTTAAGGACCTCCTCAGAAATGTAATCTTCAATTTTATCCTGAATTGCTCTTTTTAATGGACGTGCTCCATACATCTCATCAAAACCAACCTTAGATATCATATCAACAATAGAATCTTCAAATCTAAAGTTGTATTTTATTTTACTTAATCTATCTGTTAATTTAACAAGTTCAATCTTAACAATTTCCTTTACATGTTCTTCTTTTAGTGTGTTAAACACAATTATGTCATCAATACGATTTAAAAATTCAGGTGCGAAGAACTTTTGTAACTCTTTCTTTAAAGTATCTCTTTTTTGTTCTTCAACCACGTAATCTTTCTTCTGAAAACCAATTCCCGAACCAAACTCTTGTACTTTTTTAACACCCAAATTGGATGTCATAATAATCAAACAATTTTTAAAGTTAATTCTACGACCCAATCCATCGGTTAAATGTCCATCGTCCAACACTTGTAATAAAGTTGAAAATACGTCTTTGTTCGCTTTCTCAATTTCGTCAAATAATATAAGTGAGTAAGGTTTGTTTTTAACTTGTTCGGTTAATTGACCTCCCTCATCATAACCGACATAACCCGGAGGTGACCCGATCAATCTTGATATGGAATGTTTTTCTTGATATTCAGACATATCAACCCTGATAAGTGAATCTTCACTACCGAAAATTTCTTTTGCCAACTGTTTCGCCAAATGTGTTTTACCTACACCTGTTGATCCTAAGAAAATAAATGACCCGATTGGTCTATTTGGGTCCTTAATACCCAATCTATTTCTTCTAATGGCCTTTGATATTTTACTAACCGCCTCTGACTGACCAATAACCTTCGACTCTAACATCGATTCCAAATTTATTAATGATTTAGTGTCATCGACGTTTAGTTTACCCACAGGTATTTTGGTCATATTTGAAACCACCTCATAAACAAGTTCGATTTGAACATCTTTTTTATTAACGTTCATTTCTTCCTCAAATCTTTGTTTTTCAGCATGTAATCTATTTAATACCTTCTTCTCCTTATCCCTTAATTCCGCTGCCTGTTCATAGTTTTGTCTCTTAACTACATCAATTTTCATTTGTTTTATTTCGGCCGCTTCTTGTTTTAATTTTTCAATATTCTCAGGCATTTTAACATCAACTTGACTTCTCGCCCCAACCTCATCAATAATATCGAACGCTTTATCAGGAAATTCTCTATCTGTAATATATCTGTCTGCCAAATCAACACAAACGGATAAAATTTCTTCTGAAAAAATTACCTTATGGTAATCTTCATATTTTGATTTTGAATTTCTTAAAATTTGAAGTGTTTGTTCTTTCGATGCGGGATCCACAACTACTTTTTGAAATCTACGTTCCAAAGCCCCATCCTTTTCAAAGTTCTTTCTATATTCATCCAAGGTTGTCGCCCCGATGCATTGGATTTCTCCTCGAGCCAATGCAGGTTTAAAGATATTTGACGCATCTAATGAACCTGACGAATTTCCTGCCCCGACTATTGTGTGGATTTCATCAATAAAAACAATAATATTCGGATGAGATTGTAATTCTTCAATAATGACTTTCATTCGTTCCTCAAATTGACCACGATATTTGGTTCCGGCAACAATCGATGTCATATCCAACAAAACAATTCTTTTATCGATTAAGTTTCTTGGACATTCCCCTTGTTGAATTTTCATCGCCAATCCTTCGACAATTGCGGTTTTACCACAACCTGGTTCTCCGATGATGATTGGGTTATTCTTTTTCCTTCTTGATAGAATCTGAGCGATTCTTAAAATTTCTTTATCTCTACCGATTACAGGATCTAATTTACCTTCCTCTGCGTATTTAATCAAATCTTTGGAGAAGTTATCCAGTACGGGGGTTCCTGAATCACTATCTTGTTTTTTTCTTTGTGATGGTCCATCGTCCATTAATTCGTTCATAGTATATAATTTTAGTAAAATATAGTAATTTGATTTATAAATTCAACAGTGTCAATTTGTCATACTTAATATGACATTTTGTCAGTTTTTTATTTTGGCATAGAAATCGCTAATGGTGAATCAAAATAAACTTATAAAATTTAAAAACTATGTTTAACACAATTTCTTTATTCGGTCCGACATTTGAAGAATTAACAAAGGACTTTATTGAATCAACTAAAAAGAATTATTACTCTACCGATTATGATGTCCATAAAACTGAAGGTGGTGTATATTATGTATTTGATGCACCAGGGTTTAATAAAAACAACTTAAAAGTTGAGGTGGAAGACTCTAAACTTCTAATTGACGGAAAAAGAACTTACAAAACTTTGTATCGTGAGAACACAAAAATATTTAAAAAAACTTATGAATTAGGTAACAAAGTCGATGTCTCAAAATTGGAGGCAAAAATAGAAGACGGTATTTTAACTATTTTCATTCCGACAAATCCTGAAAAAGAAACAAAGAAAAAAATCTCCCTTATTTAAGTTAGAACCCTCCCCAAAAAGGAGGGTTTTCTTTTTTTATCCTATATTTATTTTTAAAATAAACATTATGGCGATTTTAAAAGAAGAAATCAAAGGAACAAAAATTATTAATGACATTCAGTCATCAAATATTAAACATACCGAATACGATACCGAAACCAAATTATTGGAGGTCACGTTTAATAATAACTTAAAATATTTGTACGAAGGAGTACCCCATCAATTGTATACACAATTTAGAATGTCGGAATCCCAAGGGAAATTTTTCAGCACTAAAATATCCAAAGTCTATCCTTATAAAAAAGCGGGATAAACGGATATTTATAATGTGATGGAAAATAATAATATATTAAAAAGTTTTGAATTACAAGACGAACTTAATGATAAAATTTGGGATAAGGTAAAAGGCGATGATTATGTTATTTCCCCAAAAGTCAGAGAAAAACTTTTGGAAATCGCATATGAATTTATTCAATTTTTAAAAGTTGATATTATTGTCTCTGATGTACATTTGACAGGATCTTTGGCTAATTATAATTGGTCCGAATATTCTGATTTTGATTTACACGTAATTGCGGATTTTAACCAATTCCCAAAAAACCAATTAGATTTATATAAAGAACTTTTTACTTTAAAAAAAACTATATTTAATTCTGACCAAAATATAAAAATATATGGTTATGATGTTGAATTATATGTTCAAGATGAAAACGAGGAACATACATCAACTGGTGTTTATTCTTTAATAAACAACAAATGGTTGGAAAAACCAAAAAAAGAACAATTTGAAATTAATAAAACCGTTCTGAAAAAGAAAATTGACCAATGGGTTGATAAAATAAGTAAGGTTTTGGAATCCGCCGAAGAGGAGGAAGATTTGCAAAAATCAAAGAAAATTATTGATTCGTTAAAAGATAAAATCAAACAATATAGAAAAATCGGATTAGATAAAAAAGGTGAGATGTCATATGAAAATCTCGTGTTTAAATATCTGAGAAGAAGTGGTGATATCGAAAAATTGTTTGGATTTAAAACTAAAAAGATTGACAAAGAATTATCTTTAAATGAAAGTGCATCTGAATTAAGAAATACATTAGACACGTTAGGTTACGTTGAAAAGAATTCGGAAATTACTAGCGGTGGCGAAATTTCGGGAGACATATCAAAACTAGTTTCTGATATTTTAACTAAATTCAAGGAAATAAATCCTGATGCTAAGGTTAGGGTTACCGCAGGAAATGATGATTACCATCAAAATACAAATAGTCAACACCCCAAAGGACTGGCAATTGATTTAACGGTTGACCCCCCTTCTGCAAGAAAAGAATTTATCTCACTACTTGATGAATTTAAAAAAACTAACTCAAATTTCAAATACTCAGATGAATACTCCAAACCTTCAAAAAGAGCGACAGGTCCACACTTTCATCTACAACTAGGGGGCGGAAATTTACCATTGACCCCAAATGAAAAACTAATAGATTCTAAATCTAAGAGTGAATTTTTGGAGGGGATTAAAAAAATAGCATTGTCCGGAAAAGATTTTAAAAATAATTTATTGACGGGTACAGATATGTCATACGATTCTATGGTAGAAGATATTCAAATCGCCTTACAATTTTTAGGTTACTCATTACCTATTTGGGGGGTAGACGGACTTTTTGGGCCTGAAACCGAATCGGCGGTTAAGTCGTTTCAAAAAAAATATAGTTTGGAACAAACAGGAAAACTCTCAAGTAAAGATTTACAATATTTATACGCCGCTTTGATTTATAATAAATTCGAAGAAAGTGATTTATCTAAGATAAATTTTGAAGGAAGTTATAATACATCAGATATGGGGTTAGATCCTGATAGTACCCCATCTGATTTTTTATCTATGACTAAGATTATTGTAGATAAGATTGAGGGAGGATATTATAATCCAGAATGGCATTATAAATCTCAAATGGGTCGTTCCGGTGAAACCATGTTTGGTATGGATAGAAAATGGGGATCTTATCTATTTAAAGACGGTGTCGGGAAACAATTTTGGGAAGTTATTGACAATAACAAAAATAAAAATGGGTGGTATCATAATTTTAAAGGCGGTAATTTAAAAGAAAATTTAATTGATATGGTTTCCAAAATAATGGAAAAAGAATACGAAACTAATGTAAACACTTACTTAACACCAGAGTCTAAGGATATTGTGAATAATAGTAATGGTCTTAAATTTCACTTTTTCTATTCGTGTTGGAACGGTAAAGGATTTTTTAGAATGTTTGCTAATAAGATTAATAAAGCGGTTAAAGACGGTATTAAAGATCCTACAAAATTATTGAACGTTGCTATTAATTCAAGACTTGATCATAGTAACCCTATTATTAAAAATAGTGGTAAAAAAATAATGAATATATTTAATAAAAATTCAAATAGTTAATAATCATATTAAATTATTAACATTAACTGTATATTTATAAAGAAAAATCTAAAAAAAGATTATTAACTTTTTTAAAAAAAGAAAAAAATGGGAAAATTAAAACCTATCGGAAGTGAAAAATTACAAGGGATGGACAAAATATCTCGTATTATTGAAATTGCAAGATATAAAGAATCTGCACCATCATCAGTTAACGAGAACACTTCAAATGAATATAATATTACCTTAAGTGATGGTAATACATATCATATTGACAAAGAAAAAAATGGTTATGTTATTAAAAGAACATTAAGTGAGGGTAATACTGAATATCTTGAACCTATGAAAAATAGGAAATTTTATTCTTCGTATTCTCAAGCCTTTAAACGTCTTAATTTAATAACCAAGGAAATTAATACTTTAACAGGAAACGACGAAGGAGTTTCATTATTTGGGGAACAGAAAAAATTCGTTTTAAAAACCCCAAAGCCACAAGCGGCACCGGCTCCTGAACCTGAACTACCACCAGCCCCTGTCGCAGAATTACCACCGGCTCCTGTTGGTGACACTCCTGAAATGGGTGGAGATATGGGAATGGATGAACCTGAAATGGGTGGAGATATGGGAATGGATATGCCGTCTGACGAAATGTCGATGGATGATATGGGAATGGATGAACCTGAAATGGGCGGAGATGACGAAATGTCAGAACCCGAAGATGATGGTGTTGTTTCATTTAAAACCATTCAAAAACTAACAGGTAAGTTGGGTCAAAAGTTAAGAAAAATAAATCAGGGAGATGAACCAATTTCGGCTGATGATACAAAATACGTTATTAATTCTATCTTATCGGCACTTGACTTAACTGTGTTATCAGATGAGGATATGGAAGAAATTATTTCAAGATTAGAAGATTCTGAATTTGAAGACGAATCTTCTGATGAAATGGACATGGACATGGATATGGACGAACCTTCTGATGAAATGGACATGGATATGGATGAACCTTCTGATGAAATGGATATTCCTGAATCAGAAATGTTCGAAGAGGAAAACGATGAGCAGTGGGAAGGAACTATGGCTGGTAAATATGATTTAGGATTTAAAAAAACTCCTAACAAATATTCTTCAGAAATGAAAGAAAAATTCGGTGATATGATGGAGGATAGTGATATAGAAAGTTTGGGAACTGTTTTTGACTCAATTTTCTCCGAATCCAAAATAGACAGTATTATTAAATCATACTTCGTTAAAACAGAATCTGAAAAACAATTCATTTCAGAACAAAAACAACAAAAATTTTTAGATGAAAAAGCAAGAAAGATTAAAACGATGAAACAAGTTAAAAATCTTTCAGAGTCGGTTAATCAAGAATTATCATCATCAAAATTTTTGGATAGATATAATAAAGCAAAATTCGTCGGAAAAACTAATAAGAAAAATTTAGTTTTCGAGGTGAATGGTAAAGAATTTAAAATTACCCCAGACGGAAAGATTCTATGAGTTATTTAATTTATGTTAATGGGCTTGGACCAAACTATAAAGGTGATAACATCTATGAATTTATTTTTTCTGATGTAAAAAATGACGTTTGGGGTGAAAATTGGGAATCAAAACCCTCTAATGGAAACCCTCTACCCCCAAATATAGAGTTTATTAAAAAAGTCGGAGTCCTTAAAAATAGTGAGGTAAAACTATCTCTAATACAGGACTCCGATTTTTTTTCGATGATCGACGCTTTGGATGATGTAATCTCCTTAGCTTGGGAAAGTGATGATTCGGACATTAATTTTGAAATTAATAAAAGATTAGTGTTTAGATTTGGTGAGGATGAAAAAACAATAAAAAACAAACTATATGAGAGAGATATAGTTTTAGAATTTGATAAACAAGTTGTTTATGAAAAAGAATAAATTAGCATTTAAATTGATTGATATGGGACTCAAAGCAGAAACATTAGCGAATTTAACCGAATCTCAATTAAGGTTATTATATAAAAAATTAAACGAGGGTAAAAAAGAACCGAAAGAACAGGTTACACCAATTACTGAACCAGCCAAAAAATCATACAAAGTAGGTTCCGAAGGAGGAGAATTACCCCCAACACCAAAAGGATACTCAATGAGAAGGAACCCTGATGGATCTATGAATGCAACACCTAATGAGGGTGAAATGAAAGAGGGAAAAAAGACAAAATCTAAAAAATACAACCCTTGGGCGATTTGTTCCTCATCTGTCGGTCGTGAAGATAAAGAAAAATACGAAAGATGTGTGATGGACGTTAAAAAATCAATTAAAGAAGGAAAAGATCCTATTAATTTGTTTTTGGAAGAAAAAATTGTATCTTTGCTTGAAAAACACGTTCAACCAAAAATATCAAAAAAAGAATTCATAAATATGATTTCAGAAACTGAAACCGCCCCTGCGAAACCAAAGGAGAAAGAGAAAACCGAAAAAGGGAAACCTAAAACTCCGTTTAGTCCAAAGCCAGGTGTTAAACCCGCTCCAAAGGCTAAGAAAGAAACAAATGAGGCTGAAACGGCTGAACCTATTGTAAAACCTAAAACACCAACTACTAAACCTAAAACTCCGTTTAGTCCAAAACCTGGTGTTAAACCAGCACCTAAAGCAGGTAAAAAATCAGTTCCATCTTGGTTGAAGTGGGATAATTTCGGTCTTAAATTTTAATGTAAAGTCATGGCAAAATATAGAAAAAACATAAGTGAAGCACCAATAGATTACGAAGGACCTGAAAGAATGGACCCAAGTATTGAGAGAAAAATTATTACGAGAACTACACCGTATGCGGAACATCCTGGTTTACCAGAACTTGACCGAGATGTCGTAGAGATCATATCCTCAGAGAGATTTAAACAGTCTGTTGAGAATGTAAGAAGATTTATGGGTGATACCTCGTCAATTCAAGGACCACCTCAAGAGGTTCTTATGCGATTGGTGTTTTCAGCAATGAGATTGTTCCCAAAGATTGCTAGTATTGAGCAAAATCACAAAGAATTTTTGGAGAAGTTAGCGGTTGATTTAGTTGTTAAAGAAATGGCAATTCCCGACGGAGCCCTCCAATTTGACGCTAAATTGGAATCGAGTATGATGAGTGCCGTAGAAGGAATGAAAGGAGAATCAGAAGAACCTTCACCTGATGAAATTAAAAAAGCCTTTGGTGGTGCTAATGAAAATGCCGATGAACTTGAGGCATTTATGGATGCGATGGAAAAATTTGACCAACAAAAGGCTAAAAGAAGATTTATTAACGCACTTATTGGTGGAGCATCTAAAAAAGGTCATTATATGTACCAATTAGTTGGTGAAGAATTAAATAGATTACATCCCGAATTAGTTCGTCTATATGGTATGTCACAATCTATCTTAGACCACCTATATTGGATTTATCCTGAAGATATGTCATCCGCTATGGCGGCGGCTGGTGAAGGTCAAGCAGGACAATCAGAAATTGATACTGAAACTGACCCACCTACTGTAAAGGCTCGTGGTGTTACATTCCCGATTTTATTACACGAATTAGTTAAAGGTGTTTTCGAAGTATTAGGAACTCACGGATTACCTGATGATCCTCGTCAAGCGGAAATGGTTATTGCAAGTGAAGATACTGTTCCTGCGGAAATTTGGGATTTAAGATTAGGTCCTATTTTCTGGCAGAAATTCACAGAGTCGTACCCTGATGAGTTATTTGAGGAAGATAAAAAATATATTCAACACTATCTGTTTCAGAGATTTTCTTCTTTAGATCCGAAGAAATTCTTTAAACTAACTAGGTTCATATTGTCTGGTGACCCTAAAGGAAAACAGGTACTACAAATAATGGTGGATGAAATTATTGAGGAATTAAAACAACAAGACAGAGATTCGATGTTTGATAACGGAGATGATGAAGATGAGCCTATGGTTTAATGTCATATACAAAAGAACAAGTATTACTTGAATATGTGAAGTGCGTAAAGGATACCCCTTACGCACTTCGCACATATTTACAAACCTACGATAATACCGTATCTAAATACGTCCCATTAGAATTATTCCCCGA